GGCGCTCTTAGATGATATTTCATTGCGTCCATCCAACCAATTTTGAATATAACCACGTGATTCAACCGCGCCTGATAACTTTAAGAGCTGGCAGAGTATATAAGCGCATGATTCAGCTTCAACCTCTTTAATATCTCTTGGTGTAGTTTCCGAGTCCATCAACCAATTTTCTTTGGTGTGGCCTAGCACAATATGAGCTATTTCATGGAATCTAGTTTTATGAGGCAATGCTGCAATTGGGTTAACTGCAATTGACTGGTCTTTAGCATAGCCTTGCACGTTACCATCTACATAATCAAAATGAATTTCAGTGATGCCTAGCTCATTTAATGCTTTATCTTTATTCCAGTTAGGTGATTTTTCCTCGGGTTTATATTCATCACCTTCGGTTTGAGATAATGCGAACCAGTTATTGCGCATTATAAAGAGCTGCATTTTTTCATCAGTCTTATTGCCAGCATCATCTTTTTTATCAACGATGACTGGCATAATTAAAGATATTGCTTTGCTGCCTTTTTTAACTTGGCGTCCAAGTTCCTGCCAGTGTTTATAAGATGCAATTGGCCCTATGTCAACGTCATCACGTCCAACTAATTGTGAATATGCTAGTGTCTGATTAAGCATTGAATAACGATGAAATAAAGAATAAGCCTTAGATAACATAGCAGGCTTTTCAATAATATCTTTTAAATAAATTGAATAATCGATTGTATTTTTCATTTTAATTTCCCTTTTCTTAGGTTATTTAATTAATGTTTTTGCACGTTCTATAAAATCTGAGTTCGCTTGCTCGAAACTCTTAAAGTAATGGCCCCAGCATGTAGATTTTAAGTCTTTGCCGTCATAGTACCACGTTATAAACTCATGGAATGGATGATCACGCCAAGCGAGAATAATACCGCCATTCTCAGTGATTAAATTGCGCTTGATCGTTGCGCCGTTCGGTAGAACTGTATTTATTTTCATTTTTATATACCTTTTCAAAGTTAATAAAATATGAATATTAGATATTCATGTATAGAACTCTATTATAAAAAGATATCAATTTCAAGTCTTTTTTATAAAAAGATATAATTAAATAATATAAATAAGCCAATAAACAAACATGCTAAGCCATAAACTAGAAGCAATAATGCCGAGGATTTCAACTTTGCCGAGGCTAGATAATAGATTTATAAGAATAACAGCGGGTAACGCACAAACAAGCATTTGAAGGTTTAATAGTTCATTCATAATAATAGTTCCTATATGGTCAATATTAATGTTACATACAATAGGCGCAACAAAATCTGAAATCTAAGGGTTTTTAAGAAAATAATATAAAATAGAGGTATGGAATATAAACTGCCAAATAAACCAAAGATAAAAGAAAAGGTTATTCAGCCCGATCAGCGTAAATTCTGCGTGGTTCCATTGCGTGCCGTTACTGATAAAAACTTAACACTAACAGGATTAAAGGTTTTATGTTTACTAGCTAGTTATTGTAATAAGGCTGGCTTTACTTATGTAAGTCAGAAAAGACTAGCGAATGATCTAGGCGTTACTCAGGGCGCTATCAATCAACAGATAAAACAATTATTAAATAAGGGTTATATCAAACAATATGACGGTTATCATGCGCGCATTAAAGGTAAGACAAAGCGCATTATTTATGATGAAAAGATAACCGATCGAGAAGCAGAACAGATCGCTGGCGTACCTAAAGAAGATCATACAAGGCAAGATATCCGAGAACTATATATGAATAAGAGTATAAGTAAAAACAATGATATAACTAGCAAGAATATAGATGATGACTTGTTACAATCAACTCAAAGCGATAATGAGGTAATAGCTAGTTTGTTTGAATGTGTCTCGAAAGAGAGTGAATTGCTGGCGCTTGAAAAGCTTATCGAATCAGGTATGAACCCGAGCGAGCTGAAAGCTAGGTTAGATCAAGGTGTTGAGCTGTCTGAAATGCTACCTTAAGGTTCATTTAAGGAACATGTTAATTATTGCACCTAGTTATTAATCCTCTGAATGCCTTGCTGTATAAGGCTTCTAGCTAAAATGGCACCTTTCCCCCTCCCCCCCGCGGACTTCTCTATAGGGTACCACACTCAAATTTTTCCTAGTTTTTTCAGAATTCGCTCATTAGACACTCTAAAGACATTTTCTTTTTCGATATCATCAAGTTCTGACCAGTTAACGATTTCCGAGCGTGTGCGACCACAAGAAGCACACAGCTCGATATCGTCTATAGTGACAAGTTTACATTGATAAATACATGGTGATTCTATAGACATAAATGGTAACCAGAGTGTTTAGATAATAGAAGACCTAACCCGAATAAAAAAAGGTATTCGGTATTCGCACTCACCTTAGAAGGGAGGGATAGCTCTCGTTTATCTAGTACCATAGTTTCTCAGACTATGTCCGCTTCCACGATCCCTGATACCTTATAGACTATACTGCTTGTCAAGTAGAGAGTACCTCTGCGGTTAAACACGTTTATCCTGGTCTGTCGCTATCTACATTCCAGAGGGCTGGGTAATGGCCCCGTTAGGAACAATATACTAGCATTTTATTGATTGGTCAATTTATAAATATTGTTTGACCTAGATATCATTATTTGATATCTTGTTCTTAAGGGGAGATTATGTTAGCAGAATTTATTTTAGCAATTAGCATAAGTGGCTTGCCAAAAGACATGCACTACATTGGACATTTTACCAGTTGTGAAGTAGCCAATTTATATGCAGAGCTAAATTATCCAGACGCAGCAGATGTCAGATGCTTGCATGAAAAGTTTATGGTTTTGCCTGACAACTTTAAAAAGAAAGTAATAGACATATATGACACTTAGAGAATTTTATCGGCTCATTTGCACGCTTTTTAATGATGGGGAGCCATTACCTTACAAATACACAAGAAAAGATGGTTATTGGAAAATGACAAAAGGTTATATCCCGAACAGAGGGCGTGAGATTTCTTTACATACTTATGCCAAATTGTTAGAGGTGGATCGTGAATGGCACAATATATTAAAAGAAAAAACCTTGGCTATGCGTAAGCAAAATAAAAAAATTAAAACTAAATATAAAGGAGACTGATATGACTGAGAACGTAAAACCATTTTTAGTTCGATTAACTACAGAAAATGTGGATCGATTAAATAAAGCAAAAGAAGATATGGAGTTGCCAAAAGCAACAATTATTAATCAAGCGATTGAGGAATATTTAACGAAAGATTTAAACTCAAGGCTGAATAAAATATTATGACACCCACAATACGAGTAGAGCTGCCTTACCCGCCCAGTGTAAATAATTATTGGCGTGCAAACGGTCATCGTAGATACATTAGTCCTGAAGGGGTACAGTTTGCAAAAGAAGTAGATTTAGTTGTTAAGCAAGGCAGGCATAAATCGTTTGGCAATAAATTAGTTGCAATGAGCGTTATGATACATCCCAGATCGAAAAGAAAATTCGACCTAGACAATACACTCAAAGCCATACTTGATGCGTTGATGAAAGCAGGTATGTATGATGACGATTCACAAATTGAATACATTGAGATTGCCCGTGGAGAGCAAGTAGAGAACGGAAAGGCAGTCGTACATTTGTACGAGTATGAAGCGTGATTACACGAGCTTTATTGATGCAGAATCAAGCCCTAACGGCACCCGATTTTGCAGTTCGTGTTATCGACATAGGAATAGTCACGGTGGTAAATATAAAATAGGCGTACATGGTAAAACCCGCCGTTGGTTATGTAGTGAATGTTATAAGAGGCGTAATAACGTCAAATCTATTTATTAGGAGAAAATAATGGCTGAGCAATATCAAGCAAAACCTGGCACGGGTAGTGCATTTAAAAATGATAATAAGACAGAAGATTGGCATGCCGATTGGCGTGGCAAAATTTTGTTACCTGATGGTACGGAACATTACTTAGATATTTATGACAACATAAGTAAAAGTGGCGTTTCCTACCGAAGTATTAGAATTGGTAATCCTGTGGCGAACGCCAACAGCGGTCAAAGGCCAGTACAAAATCAAGCACCAGCGCGTGCGCCTGTGGCTGAATCCATTGACGAACTTGAGGACGATTTACCCTTCCAGTGATTGAGTATATTTTATTTGTAACTTTTATGGGAGACTTTGGTCCGACTGAAAAACCAGTCGGATCATTTGAATCGTGTAAACTAGCAAGTAATTATTATGAGCAATATTATCGTAATAAAGAAACATACAATGGATACCGATGTATTCGTGAAGATTTAATTGTTAAAAGAAAAGGCTTGCATGAGCGAAACAAAAAATAAAAGTAAACCAATTCCAAGTTTGTCAGGATATGGTGGAGTTCGAGCATTACAAAAAAAGTTAGAACGCAGCACAACTCTTGCGGCTAACAGAGAGGCTGTCGCGTACAGCCTTCTTTGTATGGCAAACACAAAAATTACAGATGTTATGGAATGGGACCATGAAGGCAATGTGCAAGTCAAAGCAAGTAAAGATATTCCAGAACACGCATTGCAAAGTATTAAGTCAATCAAGATAGATAGAGATGGTATGATAGCAATAGAGTTTTGGGACAAAGTACAAACACTAAGATTGTTAGCAAAAGCAAGTGGACTATTAGATAATCCTGATGAATCAGATAAACCGTCCGTGATTGGAATTAATGTTAAAGCACCTGAGATAATTGATAATGACGAATCCTAAAGACACCCAAGTGGGTGGTAATCACTATGCACAAATGAAGATCCAGCCGATGGAATTTTCTATGGTAAACGGATTAAACCCCATGCAACATACGGCTATTAAGTACATTGTACGAGTAGACCGTAAGGGTAATGGTGATGAAGACATAGATAAAGCAATACACACATTACAACTTTGGAAACAATGGAGGAAAGACCATGGAAATCAAAGCAGAGATTGAATTGTTGCGCGAGGAGTTTGCTATGGCTAATATG